CGGTCCGGGTAGATCCCCCGTTCCTTTCGAAACGCGGATGGCCACGGCCATAAGCCGGTGGTCTCCGTGTCGAAGATTAAGGTGTTACGAGGAAGTTTAAGCACGGTTCGGCAGTCCCGTTCCTTTGCAGGTCGGGCAAGATTCTTGTTTGATATCGTCTTGATCGTAAACGTGCCAATACTTACCGGATCCCTTGCATTGCCGACAAACCTCATCCCGAAGCGTTACGATGATGCCGCTGAGATATGTCATTCGGTGACGTAGTTCTAGGGTCCTCGTCTCAGATGTATACATTTCCTTTTGGACACGATCAAGTTCTTCACTGATAACAATGTGAGCATCTTTAAGACTCATTAGTTTCTCCACAGATTATACATGACGAAATTTTTTTATTGTCGATCCAAGTGCAACCACATCGCAGTTGAATGATCCAGCGAGACCGGTAGGTTATCCCACTAAGTCGATGCAGGCTCCCGACAGATGGCGTACCATTCCACCAGTAACAATCCCAAGGATAAATGCGGCAACGTCTGTCGGATTCAACTCGAGACCGCTCACACTGTTCTGGCGGAAGTATTCCATTGCCTGCTCTGGTGTCCATCCCCGAACCTCCTGCACACGTTGATCGATGTAGGTGGACATGCCGGTCCCAGTCATCTTACCAGGACGGATGCCGATGATGCTAAGGTCTCGCGGCTTGGTCAATTCACGCGCCATCTGTTTTGTGGCCATATCCAATGCCGCCTTGCTACAGTTGTACGCGAGTGAATGACGCATGGGACGCCAGGCAGCATCAGAAATAATATTGACTACAGTACCCGGCTTGTTAAAATGATCAAGGAACTTCTGGGTCATGAACACTGCGGTCATGAAGTTCACGTCCATGATGTGTTGGATGAACCCCGGCGTCAATTCTTCGAATGGACAGATGGCGTTCGTGCCTGCGTTGTTAATGAGCACGTCAATGGTGTCGAACATGCATAGGATTTCCGAGACGCATGTTTGAATAGGTGAAGCTTTTTGTCCAGCTTCAAAATAAACGAGTTCTGGATCCCGTCGTGCCGCTACATTGTCATGTGTGGTTCCGATCACCATATGACTCTTTGACCGAAAGGCCGTACACAACGCACGCCCAAGACCGCTATTAGCTCCCGTGACTACTACGTTCATGATTTCTCCTTTTTTCTTCGCGACAGAGGCGTTCTCATGGCAGATTCGTTCGTGATAACCGAGCATTGTTGATCACACGCATGTTCCAAGTTCTCGCATCCACAACAATAGGCGTCCATCGAATCTGACCATTTCGGATGACATCCGTGTGCAAGTGCGATTTGAGCGGCTTCATGATTCCGTCGTTCGTAAAACGCTATGCTCATCATGACTTCTCCTTCATGCCTTCAAGTCGAGCAATGATCTGGATACCGCGAGCACTGTAGACAGCCAGATCGGAAAGTGACTCTAAAATCTCGTCGGCTTGTTCTGGACCGATTGGGTTAGGACGGCAGAGGGTTTTCAATCGGCCGAATTTCCGTTCGATGTCTTGGTAAAGTGCCTGGATCTCCCAACGCCAGTTGTCCTCGATTTCATCATACCGGAAGGGACCGTAGCCGTCTACCTTCCGAGCCGCGATCTCTTCCAGCACGCTGAGGATAAGTTTGAATTCCCAGTGGATGGTCGTGTTCTGTTTGCCGAGTTCATCATATCGTTCACCCGCTATTGGATACCCAGCCAATCGCAACATACGAATACGGAGTCGATCGAATACGGCCGCGTACTTTGGACTAAGGGCGTAGGGTGTTGACATGGCTGTACTCTCCTACCAGGCTATCCAATTCACGTGAATAGGACATTCTAGCAATCACTTTGGTGAACGCGCCGATCTGTGAACGTGTGTCGATGAACGCATACATATATCGCTTCGATGTTCCGGTATGGTCCGTCGTCACAGAGACCTGAGCCACTATGTAGCCGAGCACATTCCACCATTCTAACTCTTGAATCAGCCTGTCTGTATCGGGAATGTGATAGCCGAGATGGGACAGGCCTTCGCCCGGTTCCCCCTGCATCAGCTGCACGGTTTCTCCGTTCAGTAGTTGAATGAGTTCGAGTTCTCGGTTAGGAATAATGTCGTAGTTGAATGCCAACTGCACTGCAAACTGAGACCCAACCGCAGCCTTGCTGTAATTGGGATGCAGATAAATGTTAACAGCATTTACCCGGTCAAGGATCCATTTGGTTTCTTCGGCATTCTGGGTCATGTGGCCGTTGAACGGATACATGAGTCCCACGTCCTTGATACGCTTGGCAATGTCGCGAGTCTTGATCGCAATCTGCTCAATGGCGCGCATGGGAGAGTCTCCTTAAATAGAGGGTTCCCGCTTCCGAATCCATCTCAGATTGGTCCTGTCAAGGGGTGGACCCTGAGTGGTCGGAAGCGGGAACCGGCAACGACTACTTCTTGACCTTCTTTTTCTTTTTCGGCTCTTCAGGCACTTCGACATCCACGATGTCGTCGAACGAGATGCGACGTTTCTTCTCGTCGCTCTCCACCCGGACTTCGTTGTCCTTCGGGAAGATGTCGAGCACGGTACCCTTCACCTTTTTGCCCTTGTACTTGTAGACGATCTCCGAGCCGACGGTGACTTCGACATTCTCACCGTCGCTGTCCTCCTCGTCTTCATCCTCGTCTTCGTCTTCATCGTCATCCGACTTATTGGACTTTTTCTTCTTGGACTTCTTCTTGTCGTCCTCGTCGTCTTCGTCCTCGTCATCGGAATCGTCTTCGTCCTCGTCCTCCTCTTCTTCGTCATCATCGTCGTCGTCGGACTTGGACTTCTTTTTCTTGACGACCTTCTTTTTCTTCTTGTCGTCGTCATCCTCATCATCATCGTCCTCGGATTCGTCATCGTCATCCGAGTCATCTTCGTCATCGTCGTCCTTCTTGGACTTCGATTTCTTTTTCTTTTTGGTGTCGGTGTCGTCGTCCTCATCACCGTCTTCGTCATCCACGTCCTCGTCCTCGTCCTGACCTTCCACCGCGAGGATTCGTACATTCTGGAACTCACCCTTGGTCTTGAGGGAGATCTTCGCTTTCGGTTTCTCCTTGTTCAAGTCCTTGATAATGTCTTTGAGATCTGCGGCCGACTCAACTTCATCCGTCTCGTAGCCAAGCCGGTTGAGATCGCGGCCGAAGTAGGTCAGGTTGTCCTCGGTCTCGATACCCTGGTAGGCGATCTTCTCCTTACCTTTGTATTCACCAGATAGAAACTTCCAGTGCATCGCCACCTGCAACCGGTCGTTCGACGATACACCGATCTCGGTCTTGACGAGCCGTCCCTTATATCGGCCGTCATCGAACTCTTCGAACCCACCAGCCTTCATCTCGTCTTTGACATCGCCCCACTTCTTGAACGCTCGTGCCAGACGTTTGTCGAGATCGACTTTCCCGCTTTGCTTCTTCGCCACTGTGGACTCCTCTAGATATCCGATGTTGTCTTCGTCCCGGAGCTTCGACAGAATGCCGTAGCTCATTTCCGGATTTTGAACTTCTTCGTCTTCGGCTCCTCCTCTCGATTCTCGTCTGGTGGTTCATACTCGTTGTTGAACGCGGCCACGAGATTCTTGTAGGCCCGTTTCGCGGAACGGCCCATGTCAATTTGACGGACCGGCTTTCCGGCCGGTGTGCGGAACCGATCCACCAATCGGTGTCCGGCCGAAATGTGATCATCACCCTGGATTACGAGCACCCGACGGTTACCGTCATACATGTAGTAGGTCCAGATGTCCACGAGTGGTTCGATAACTTGCCGAGCCTGCTTGGACATCGTTGGTACGATTCGGTCGTAGGTGCCACCCCCGCGACGCTTCACTTCCCGTTCCTCGGTGTGTGTGATGAGGATGAGACCCACCCCAATCTGAGACAGTGTGGTGATGAATTTGTCGAACTCCTTTCTGCATTCGGAATATCCTTTGCCCCAGTCCTCATCGGACAAATGACTGATGGCTAATTTGTCGCAGGTGTAGGCTTCGCAGAGCGTATACAGTTTGTCTACGGTGTCCACGATGATGGGACCGTATTTCTTTCCGGCCTTCTGTAAGGCCTTGGCTGCGGCTCGGGCCGTATGCCAATCCGCAATATCGGACTTCCGAATGCGAAGACCTCGGTAGCCAACCTCGGTCGCGAGGAAGTATGATCGCTCCGTATTGAATTCACTGGCCAGTGTGGTCTTCCCGATCTTCTTCTCACCGGTCAGCAAGATGATGTAGTCCTCAAGACGATCACTCGGTTCCGTGATCTCATCTGACAGCTTGAACTTCTCCCGAGGTTCCTCATCATCATCATGGCGTTTCTTTTTCTTTTTGACGCCACCCGGTTCCCGCTTTACGACCGCCATGTCAAACTCCCTTCTTGCGTTTTAGTTTCTTTATCTTCTTTTCAAGCTTACGAACGCGTTGTTCGAGATCGCCGAGCCGGGTGTTTGCGGCTCGGGTGTTTTGCAGCGTGGTGTCTTGCGGATTTCGTTTTGGTTTCGGTCCGTGGACGGTTGTTTCGATCTTCGCCATGTCTCTCATCTCCTTCTGAATCAAGTAAACCTAGCGCATACCGGAATGCTGCGTTAGGATCTGGTGACGCAAACGACATTTATTTCACCTTGTCGTGGGGGTAGGTACCGTTGGTTCGAATCCATTCGATAGGACCTCCGGCCATGGCTGCAGGAGTGAGTACGAAGAACGGCATCTGCTCTGCCCGATGCTGACGAGATAGAGAATCAATACCTTCATATATGTGATGGGGTTTTGCCAAAGGTTTTGTTGGGTCCATTCGATCCGTATTTCCTCGTTGGCATACTTCACAAGTTGCAATCCCATCTTCCTGATCAATGAAATGGTTTGACTTTGAATGATTGCAAACCTTGCATCGTTCGTAGGGGTTGGGATACTTTCCGTCCGGAGGCCAACTCTCGAGACCGGCAAACTTCGCGGCCTTAGCTTTGTCGCTGTGACTACCGAGGTACTTAGATAATAACGGCGGACACTTCATCTTTACTTCACGCAGCATGAGTTGGGCGACGCAGTTGAATTCCCAATCCATGATATGTTCCAGACGGTTGCCCAGCACCCCGGCCAATGCGAGATAGTTGTACTGATCATGAATGTAGGTCTGCATTCCCATGAAGAGCACACGTCGGGCATCCTGCCACGGAATGCCAGCATCGACCAAGGTCGCGTAGAGCTCGCGGCCGTTCTGGATGTGCTCCGCGATGGCCTCGCTCAAGGTCTGCTGCACCGACCCGTTAGCCATATCCGGTGTGGTGCGACCCATCATGTAGTAGATGATCGGATTCCAATCCGTGATGCAGTGCTTCAGTCCGTCACCCACGTCACCGGACTTGAGATATTTCGAGGCCAGGGTGGATGAGACAAGTCCACGCGCACCGAGATTGTGCTCCCAGGCCGCACACATCCGTTGCATGGTCTCAGGCATCGTCCAATGCCTATGACGCCAATCGTTATCTCGGCCACCGTGCTGCATGAACCCGGCTCCGAGTCTGGTGCGAACGTTCTGGTGCGTGAACGCTCTGCTCACGCCGTCGATGCAGAAGTCGAACGTGACCCCTTCTAGTACTTGCTGAAGGGTCTTACCCGCGAAGCAGGACTCCACGTAGTCCCGTTCGTAGTCGTGTAGGTAGGCCCAACCGGTGTCATACAAACCGTTTTCTTTTACACGATCATCGGCTAGACCAACGACCGTTGTTCGATTAACCGATCGAGAAGGATGCTCACCCCAATTCGCTTGCAGAGCGTCATACATCGACGTGAACAGGTTGTCTACCGGTCCCCATCGGTCGAGTGTCACACGGAGGGAATCCGGTGCCATATCAATTGGATTGGTCGGCTTCTCTCCGGTATGGATTGCATGCGGTCGATGTTTTGCGTCTTCGTAACTCATATTGTCATCTCCTTCTCCATCAGCGAGGTTAACGAACGCACGGTGGTTGGATCGTTTGACATCTGCGAATCTTCAGCGAATCGATTCAGCCAATAGGCCTTCACCCCTTTCGATCGATACTGTGCGATGAATCGGTGATCATCATCCACCGCGAACACCGTCTGTGCTTGCAGTGAGGCATGTTCGAATTCTTCCATCCGCAAGGCTTTGTTATCGGCCCACCATAGATAGTCGAACGGCAACTGGTTGTCATGCAACCATGTGACCGTGTCGGTGAAGATATTAGGGTAGCGGTCAATCGGTCGACTGGTCACGAGGATGATCATCCATCCCCGTTCACGACACCAGTTCAAAAACGGTCGTGCTTCTTTAAAGACCGGCAGGGTCCGCTTGCCACCAGAGGTTCGAAATTTATGCTTCACGGTCTGCCACTGTGCGTACGTCACTCCGACCGATTCATGATTGATCGTAGAACCCATTCGCTGGAGTGAGTCCAATCGTCCACAGAATCGGGTCGTGTCGGAGATAGACAGACTTAATATTTGTGGACCCCACTCTCGAGCCCACTTGCACAGGCCGGTGATGTAGTCCGCCAACACATTGTCGATGTCCACAAGCACGCAAGGACCCTCAATCTCCTTGAGCCATTCTTCCTGGTATCGATATTGCACCACTCGACTCTTGGCGTAGTAGAGATCTTCCAAGTTGTCAATAGGGAAGTCGGCCAGGTCCGCTAATGACAACCAGTACTTAAACATGTCCACGAGTTCTTCATGGGAGTGAGCGACATTTTGTAACTTGCCCTTGTGCCGACGATGAGATTTCCATTCGTAGGTACGGAGAAACTCTAGCGTCTCTTCGACCATACCCAATGCCAAATGACGGATCCGGTCCATCAACCGAGCCGTTTCCACCGGATCATCAATACCCGCAATCGGTACCCAGTCTGACGGAGGAACCCAGATTTGCTGATTGAATGCCCGCTGATCATCGAACATGCCTCGGAGATTCACAGTGACCCTCTCCATCCGGTAATATGTTTCCAGGTTTCATGGGCGAGCTCATCTGGTCGCCATGTGGCGAACCGGCCGAAGCAGTGTACGTCAAAGAGTTTCAGTGCCCGGAGCACGTCTTCACTCTCTGGATGTGGGTGAATCTTCCCCGGTAGAATCTTTGTGTGCGAAACGCCTACTACGCAATCCACGTCCAGTGTTTCATAAAATACCTGATCGTCGGATTTGGTTTCCCGGTAGAAGGGTTGGTCCGGATTGGATAAATAGTTCAGCACCATACCGTCCACCCCGGCCGATTGCTTTTCGCGGACCATGAAGATGGGATTGTTCTTCCAGGGATGGTGAACCAGTGGAGGGATGAGACAGAGTTTCAAAAAGAAATCTAGTGGGATGGTGTTGATGAGCACGTCATAGTCAATGAACACATCATCTGCTAACAATAGCTGGTGAGCCGACAGGTCCACCCCTTTGACCAAACGACCGTACTCAACTTTCGGTACCGGCAGTTTGCTGTGCCATCCCGTGGAGTGATGTTGGAACTGCAATCCCCAGTCTCCGCCATCGTCTTCTTTGCCGATCTTTTTCTTGTAAGTCAGGATCGAATCCGGTGTCGGCGGTTGGTTATCCACCAACGTCGTCACTGGGAATGAAAACGACTCCACGAGTGGAATTGGTTCCCAGAGATACTGTGGACCCATCCTGGTGTCCATGTGATTGGCCGGTGGAGTCTTCCGCCAGTCCAACAAGCGAGCCGACGGCATCGCCAATTGAATTAGCTGTCCCACATATCCACCGCCGATGACGACCACGTGAGCGAAACTCAATCTCATGCTTCCTCCAGTTCCGAAAAGATTCTTAGCGTCCGATAGTGTTTGCTGAAGTCACCACGGCCGCAGATTGGCAACATGGAACACGTCCCATATTTGTTTTCGCAATAGTCGCTGTTCTTGTAGTGTCCGGTCTCTCCCTTCCACCACAACAGGAAATCCGAGACCACGTCTTCGAGTTCCTGTTGACGCACGAACAGATCTTGTTTGTCTACGGTCATCCGTAACCGGAGGAAGTAATACTCTGGACGCTTCCGCACGTCGGCAATAATGCGTTGAGCGAAAGTATGAAGGTCTTCATTCTTCTTTGGCTTGACTGTGGGACGTCGTACGATGTTATACAGTAACCCGGCCGGAGTCTTCCCGCCATGCGCGATCTGGAGCATGAGCAAATAGATGCCTACCTGCATCTCATGCGGGAGAATGTCCGTGAGGTTCGATTCTCCGCTTTCACCGATCCGGGATTTGGTTTTGGTTTCGTGAAGCCACGGCCGGGTCTTGCCACCTTCATAGAAGCTGGCGTCAATCTTGCCTCGGAGGAAGGTGCGCATCTTCTTGTGGGTGAAGGGGTGCTCCACCGCGAAGGGTTGTTTGAATTCGGTCTCTGGCGGATTCCACTTGACCTTGAAGTCTTTGTTCCAGAACTTGAAGTACATAGGTAGCACGGCTTCGGCAATGATGCAGGTGATCTCGAGACGTTCGAGTGTTTCGGCATCGGCCTTGGGATTATCCGTGCGCCATTGTTGCTCCACTACCGCCACGTGCTTCTTCACGTAGTCCGTGCTCGGAGGCTTGGTCAGCTTCCCGGCTCGCACATCCTCATAGACTTTCTGAAACAGAGAATGAGTGATGCTCCCGAAGACCTGGCCCATGCTAGTGGACTTTGGTTTATATCCTTTCAGATAGAGTCTAGCGAATTCCTTACAGTTCTTAAATTTCTGAAGCAAAGAGAATGTCACGCCATCACGTTCGGGGTTGTAGGCCTTAACACTGACGGGGACGAGTGGAATAATTCTAGCCATTGGTTGTGTCCTCAATGTAGTCACGAACTGCGTTGCGTACCATTGAACCGGTCTTCACGCCGAGCTCTTTACTGAATGCGTGCCATCGTTTAAGTTCCTTCACTGGAATACGGAAAGTAAAGTTTGTGGTTTTGTCGTAGGGGTCAAGTGAACGCGTGCCGCTACCCTTCGGCCGAGATAGACCGGTTCGGCTCTTATTGCCTTTGAGCCATGGACGTGGACCCTTATCATAATTCGCCATCAGTTGAATCGATCTAATGCCCACAAGCCAATTCCAACGGCATCCCAGGCATGTGTGTCAGCGCGACGTTTGATTTCCGGCAGACCCAGTTGACGACAGGCTTTCTTTCCAATGATCGCTTCCACTCTCTTCGCAGCTACGTCCTTCGGTAACTGACCTTTCCACCCAGATGTAGTAACGGGTAAGAATTTCCTTGGGTAGACCCGGCCTGCAATGGCGCCACAGAGGAAAGTAAGTCGTTGGAGATCTCCGGTGCGCCAGCCCATATTGCTCGTGGCGGCCGCATGATATTCGGTAAATTCCGAGACCACTCGGGTCTTGTCGTCACACAACTGCACCAACCTGCCGGCAATCCTCTGCGCTCGTTCCCACCACTCTCCTTGACCGGTCTTCTCCACACCAATCAAGGTTGGCCGGTCGAACGGAGGGAGCCAGTAGGCCCATCCAGTTCCGGTGAGACCGGGATCAACGGATAGTAAACTGCGCATTGATGCCCAAGTTGAATATGATTTCAAGTGAGATAACCGGACGTGGATTCATTTCAAACCCCCAGACCCCATCTTTAAAATACAGGAGTCGTTTCCAGGCTTGACCCATAAGAAGACCGTGACTGTTCATGACCTCGAACAACTGGAATGCACTCCTCCATTCCTTGGCATCGAATGCGAGGTAACGTTTGTCCTTGGTCCCACGGTTTTCCACACCACCTTTTCCAGACCAAATCATCCAACCGCCCCCATCATTCACGACCTTGTCGGATATATCTTGATCGGCAAAGCTGAGCAGCTGACCCAATTGATATCCGACAAACTGAAGACCGGCATATCCGGCTTCTGTTGGAGTGTGGTGAGGATGAACGAGATTGAACTTTTGCCGGTTGATTAATCGATTAGCTTGTCTCATGCTCTTGTAGGAATCTTCACCCGTAGGTGTTGGCGTCATCATCATCTCCTTTACCGTATTGGTGCAGTGTAAAGAACATCCGCCACGATTGCCCACAGCCGATCTGAAGTTAGGTCGTATCGATGAAACGTGTTATCCGGTTCTATACCAACTGGCACGAACACTCGTGGTGATGGACCACCTTGTGACAAAGTCAGTCCCACTTTCTCGATGATTGTCGCACACAGTCCTTGTGGTTGCGAGAAATGAATTTCACCGGGAGACATTTCATATGACTGACCACAATACCAATGTCGAACTGATTCCACAAACAAACATCCTCGTTCGTCAACAGGTCGAAGCACGGTATCTTCGCGGTCACGCACGTGGACCTTGTGCACTACATAGTCACCGTTAAGATTTGACTTAAAAGTGTACTTGACATTGGTCATGGTTCCAAGAAGGACCCGACTAATGAATCCGAACGTGTGATCATGTAGAGGGGTGGGAGTACGTTGGGCAGGAATATCGGGATGACCCCAAATATGAAGACGGCGTGTTGAGGTCAGATCCACCTGAATGAATCCATTGCCGTGAACACGCGGTTCGCCGATCATGACAAACTCTCCAACCATGCTACAGCGACAGCTGCAACATGTATCAGTTCCTTTTTCAGTTCGGCATGATGCAGATCATTGGCCAGTCCCTGCTGTTCAATCAATGCACGACAAACTTCACCGAATTCTTCCCCAATGATTGCCAATTTCCTTTCATTGGGTAGGACTTTGTCGGCACAAGTGAATCTGAACCGACCATCGGCCTTTAATTGATTCTGTCGAAGTCGTTCGGTTTCGATCAGATCATAAATCTCAGACCTGGGCCAAGGCGCCATCGATGCTTCTCCTACCATCATCATCTCCTTATACGAACGAACCGTGGGCGGTGACTCTCACCATTGCACTTGATGAAACAGTCTTGACAGACGAATCGCTTGAACGGTGTTTTGTTCCTGCATCCTTTGCACGGACATTGATACCTCGGCAACGGGTCCTCGGTGGCCACATTCCACGCGGCCGTCTCAATGAACTTTTCACCAATGTTTCAGCCGAACCAACAACTTCAATAAAATGTGGCGAAGTTCCGATGGCCGATGTAGCCGTATCAACTCCCATGGGTCTAACGAGATGATGACCCAGCTACAGGCCAGACACTTCTTACACAGGTCCGGTGCCATTCCATCTGACGGTTGTTCTATTTCCGAACAATTCCGGCAGACATAGAGTTCTTTCATGCTGCACGTCGCAATCCCTCGGTGAATCGTTCCATGACGGCTCGAAGGAACCGTTTGGATTCCCGTTTCTTTTCTTGTAAGGCATCGAGCACGGCCTCATCCACTGAACCCCTGGTCACGAGATCGATATAGATAAGCGGTACCTTCTTCATCATGTGCTCAATGCGCTGCTGACTCTGAGATCGTATCTCATGGTCCCACGCATTGCTGTAATAGATGGCGGTGTTGGCACAGGCGAGATTCAATCCATACTGCCCAACCTTGACTTGCATCAGCAGCACACGGTAGATGCCGGCATGAAATTTCTTCTGAATGATCGGTCGTTTCCTTTTGTCAGTCTTACCGCGAATGATCTTGCACGTGACCCCGGCCTTCTTCAACATGGTATACGCGGCCTTGATCTCTGACGTGAACCGGAACCACACCACGATCTGTTCCTTTGACCGCTCCTCGGTGATGATCTGTTTCAGCAGTTTCATCTTGCCATCGGCAATCAGTTCAAGATCCGGCGTGAAGCCTCCAGCCAATCTCGCGAGCCAGGTCTGCTGCACTGGTGCCCACTTGGTGCTCTTGGTTCCGGCCGTGAAGTCCTTCTGAATCTCCTTCTGGAGTCGTCGCTGCACGGAGGACATATAGGCATAGCGTCGCTCGAAGACCTTCTTGTTGCCCATGCCCACTTGCTTCTGTGACCGGATGAAGCATTGCTTGTGGATCTCCTGTTTAATCTGGTCGGTGACACCCTTCCTGGGATACCATTCGTAGCCGACCATATTGAATTTGGATTGGCGGAAGGCCCAGAAGTTTTCGTAGCCGAGGAACTGACCATGCAGGAACTTCATCTGGCAGAATAGGTCAAGCGGGGACTCGGGGTTGGGGAGACCGGAGAGGATCGCACGGTACTTGATGTGGTCCGTATTGCGGAGAATCAGTTTGGTGATTTGTGCTTTGGGGTTGCGGATCCGGGTGGACTCGTCGAGGATGATCCCGTCCCAGTCCAGGTCGAGGATCTCTGGACAAGACCGAACGGCTTCGTAGTTGATGCCATACCATCCCACAGTGTTGGATGATGCCGCCGTAAGCCATATGTCCTTTCGTTCATTCGGCCAGATGTAGACCGGCCAACCACCTTCTTGCTTGATCTCATCCTCCCACTGCATACCCGGCAGGACCGACAGCGGTGCGATGACCAGCATCTTTGCCAGCTTCCGCTCTTGGGCCCACCGGATAGCAACGGGAGTTTTGCCGAGTCGCATGTCGAGGAACAGACCGATACATTTACGCCGACGGGCGTAGTGCATGGCCTCGTCCTGATGCCGAAGAAACTTTTTCCGCACTGACCTACCGACGATGATGATGTTGCGATCGCTGCGAACCGAACGAATAAGAAGGATAGGGATATGGATACGGATAGAATGGAGACAGACCGTAAATCGTTGGCGGATCCGACATCAGGGAGCCGTCCAGCCGTCGGGCAGGCAGTGGCTTCGGACCCGACATGTTCTTCGGCTGCTGTCCAACATAGAAAGTAGGACCGTCGTAAGTGGGATACCAGACGAACTGTCGAGCGGACAGACCCGCGAGTGTCTCCGCCGACGGGGGTGGTGCTGTCCACGTCACACGGCCACCGAGATCGGCGTTGGTGTAGACCTTCGTTTGACAGAACGCTGGTGCTGACGGAATGACGAACGCTAACAGGCTGAACAACGCTATCTTGCGCATCATGACTTTCTCTCCTTTCCTAATCCGAGTCTCCGTGCGGTGGGGTCTTCTGGCTGACTCGAAGTCTCTCCGATGTCTTCGAGTGCAACAAGGTTTGAGGCAGCCGGACCCTTCGGCCGCTCTTCTGGAGTGAATTCGAATCGGGTCTTCTGCGGTATGAGCGTGTTCAGTGATCGATGGTTAGGTAGATCTCGGACCCACGCGAAGTAGTCCCGACCATCCTCATCACCGCAGATGAAGAAAAATCCTTTATCACGGTTCACCCCTGCGACCGTGCCGACCATTCGCTTAGGCATCATTTACTTTCTGGCCATCGACAGACCGTTCGACGAGTCCATTTTAAAATACGAGCAGTGGCTGGCGAGGGTGGATTCGAACCACCGACCTTCCGGTTAACAGCCGGACGTTCTGCCACTGAACTACTCGCCATCGGAGGATCATCCATGAACAAGGCAAGCGGCATCCCGCGCGGACGGGGTTCTCGTCTCACGTGAGGATGCCGCTTTTTTCGGGACATGAATGATCCCTGCGTTGACTTACTTCTTGCGTTTCAGTTTGAGGGTGATCTTCTTGCCACCGGTCTTCTCCGGCTTCTCAGGCGAGACCTTCTTGACCGAGCCCATGCTCTTCAAACGGTTGAGCATGACACCGGTCTGGACTAACGGGTCCTGACCAGTGACATCCTTGAGCCCACCCTTGATTGCGGCTTCGGTGATCTCGGCGACGGTCCCGGACTTGACCTTCTGAACCGCCTTGTGCACGATGCCCATGATGGTGCCGTCTTCGACGTTCTTGGCGACCTTCACGAACTCAAACACCTTGCGACCACGACGATCATCTGACGACGCTGACTTCTTCACCGACTTTTTCTTCGCCATGTCATCTAACTCCTCTTGTTGTTGAGCGCGTTGTTGTTGACGTTTCCGAATGTTCGCTTTCGAGACTGCGTCGATCTCCATCCGCTCGGTCCAGAGCATGAAACACATTGGGCAATAGACCAGCTTGCGAAGCTTGGGCGGATGTTTGGGAACCAACTCGATGTGCCCACATTGCAGCACCAGTAGCAGTGAATTGTTTAGCGGCACTCCCTGCCGATACCATCCATCGGTGGCCCACTCCGTATTGACCGAGCCCATGCGCACCGGGCGAATGGGACGCATGTACAGCTCGCGATCTGGTGTTGATTTCCTCCTTTTGTGAAAGGTCAGAGACAGGCGGATTGGTCGCTGCGCCGTACGACGCAATCGAATTTTCATGAGAGTTCGTGTCCGCCTCCATCGTCGCCACCATCTTCGTTGCCGTTCGAGCCGGGAGATTATCGCTCCGAACGGCCGCGTTTAGTAAATCCCGTCGGCACAGCAAGTTAAGCCTCCCCGATTTAATGTCGTCGTTTGCACCAACCTTTCTCGTCAACCATAAGGCCATAGGCCTCAATAGAGATCTCGGGTGACACTATCGTTAGTTGATGACCGTCCACTGACTGCCATACGATATCGGTCTTCTCAAAGTGCCACATCACGCACATTATCTCGTCAGCGTTCAACCGTCGAACTTGACCCATGTTATAGCCGGTCATGGCCACGATACGACACGCCGTACATCGTGGCCAACATTTCTCTGCTCGATGCGCTGCGCACGGTTCACAGTGAACCATTTCCGGTTTTGTCTCGAGATGTTCAACGATCACAGGCCGACCGCAGATGTTGCAATCCATTCGACTAAACCTCCTTTTAGGATGACTGCTGGTGGGCCATCTCCATGACGGACCCGTCCATCCCTGTTGGTCCACACGACGAAGATAATCGTGCCACCATTCGTTGGTCACGGCCTACTTCTTTTTGGCAGGCTTTGCATCCGGATATTTGTACACATTGATGCCGATCTTCACGTCATCGATGGCCTTGTTTCCTTCCGTGCTGGCCACGATGATTGTTTTGCCGGACTTGGATTCACCGAACTCCTTGCTGATGTCGATCTCGATTACGAGCTTCGAACCAGTCAGGGTGTACGACACGTTCTTACCGAGTGACTTTGCTGCCATTGTTCTGTCTCCTTTTAAAAAAAGGGTGAACGGGTTGGTCCCCACTCACCCCCGATGAAATTATGCCTTGATCGGTGTTCTCATCCCTCTTGCCAACAGAAGCTCCCGGCCTTTGTTGGGAGATCGAACCGTCCCATACTTGATTTCCATCTCGACTATCTTCAAAAGCTTCCCTCCCGCATTGCAGGCGGCATTGCCGATCTGGGGAGCAACCGTTCCCTCGATCAGATCGGTCATGAGGGCACTCATGAAATGTGCGAAATCTTTTGCTGATTCGATTCCACGTGACGCGACCTGGAGACTTCTGGCCTTCGGGTTGGATGCCTGAGCCACGTTCTTATTTCCTTCAGTTGTCTTCGTGCTTCTTGAAGCCATTTCACATCTCTCCTTTTTTCATGCCATTGACGACGAATGTAACGGTGGACAATGAGTTCAACTATCATTCTCAGATTTGGATCATTTCGTTCTCCTTCCTGAAGCAGATGACCAACTGTGAGCCGTTTAGGAATCCTACGACCCCATATAAACATTGATACAATCTGCTCTCGTATACTCTGTGCTCGTTCCAAAGTTCCCGGAGATCTTAAGGCGTCTCTAGGAATCCGTCTCTTAACCGTATTTCCCAAATGCGTATAGGCCATAGACCAGCAATGTCTACACGTCATTTTATTTTCACATGGGCACTGCTTATGAACTCCCCCAAACTTATTTACGGATTTGGAGCCTTTCGGTCTGCCGGTGCCGTAACGTTTTCTGATCGACTTTTTTCTCCGTTTTTCCGGTACGACTAACTTAACGGGATTCGCCACGGATTCTTCTGCGGCTCTTCGCACATCCGGGTGTGACTCCGGCAGCATGAAAATATTAGCGAATGATCGACGAGCATTTCGACGGGTTGAAGCTCCCGTTCGTTTATCCCATTCACGTCGATATGCCAACCCCTTTTCAGACTTGGCCCATTGTCGGTTGTATCGTTTTTTCTTTTCACTCATAAGATGCACTCTCTTGGTTTCTTGTCATCTCGCTTTCTGAGAAAGGACGGAAATCGTAATCCTGTTTCGGACATCTTCTCGTACTTCACTTCCACCACACATGGATACGTCCATTTGAGCGCAGCCTTCCGTGTGACGTCATCGAAGCCGGTTCCCACATTACCAAGCGACACTAGGTGAACCGAATTCCGAATTCCGGTCTTGTCATATGCAGATAGATTCAAGGCACCAACCACCTTGCTGTTCCGGCCTTTACCGTATTCAAAGTCGGTCGCGACGAAGTCTCCCTCACGCATCGGTTTGAACTTGTAACAGTTGCACCGCTTCGGACTACCGTTCAGGTGCACCTGCGTGGCTTGGTCCTTCCTCCAGAGCACCAAGCCTTCCCATCCCTTGCTGTGGACCTTCTTGATATTGTGTGCCAACGACTTCGACGACTGCCACATCGGGATCACGTGACAGAACTGTGTCCAACCCTTACGTCCTTCGTGTGCCTTCTCCAAAGCAATGACCAAGGCGTTGCGTCGTTGTTCGAAGGGGAGCTGCCACGTAGGGAGCCGGTCATAGAATAACAAATCGAAAACCATGAACCGAATGTCACGTCGATTCAATTCATGCGTCACCATCGTGCGCTTGGCTCGGTCCGGCTTCGACCGCACGATTTCCGACACGGCCTTGAAGTCGTCCACCCCTTTGTACGTGGACACCACAAACTCCGCGTCCAAGATGGTACCCGGTGGCAAGGTGAGCTCCTGGGTGAACCGTTCGAAGTAGGCGGTCAGATCGTCCATCCCCCTGGAGTAGACCCGAATGCGCCCATTCTTACCAGCCACAATGTAGTGCCGCATGCCGTCCCGTTTCCGCTGGATAGCCAGCTTACCTTCCCGGTCCAACCGATCCGCCTCTGCTGGCGAGATTTCCCGGATGGGTTTAGCCGGTGCGAAGGAACGGGGCAGATGATCAAAATCCAAACCCGACTTCAGCTTCTCCAGTTGCACGGCCTGTGTTCGTGTCTCGGCTTCCACATAGCCTGCCCGCACTTTCTTCTTCACCTGACGGACATGCTCCTCCAGCGCAACAACCTTCGGCGATTTGTATGCCAATGTTCCTTTTTTCCCCCGTGAGGTCATGGTGTCACGGGTCATCTGCATCTTGCCACCCTTAATGCCCCATGAACTCGTAACCGTAATGTCGTCTTCTTCAATCCAGCATGACCAGGTCTTGACCTGGCCTGAGGTTGTGCGAGAGAAAAATGACACATGATGCGTAGATAGTTTCATATGACCTCCACCACACCGGATTGCAACATTCGATGCAGCATTATCGAAGTTTGCGTCGTTGGGTCTTGACCGGTGACCTTGGCCAAACCCCCGGACAAGGCCTCAGTCGTGATATCGGCGACCGTGCCCTCCTTGAGTTCCTTGATTGCTGAATGCACGATAGACATGATCCCAACCGGGATCTTTTCCGGTGCCTTCACATACCGGAATATCTTCTTCCCAGATTTCGTGCCCACCCTCACTGCACGTGGAAAAGCAGACTTGGTTCGTGTCCGCTTCAGCATCTCTTTCTTTATTGCTTCCCACATCTTTCTCTTCGCGTGCTTCGTCATGTCGGTTCGGTGACAGGGACAGAGACAGTATCGGTGAATGTGTCCCTGGTCTGACGTCTTTGGACAGTGCCGATGACGAGAGTTTGTGCACGCCTGAAACAACTGACCTTTGTACGACTCGAAATAGAATCGTGTATAGGGCGGACACCCACGTGGCGTAGGGGGCAGCAGCATCTGCGCCAGCCGTGCGTGCTCCCGTATTTTTCTCCGGACCTTCGCTCGGGACATGTGGCCTCCTTAGATCAGTTTACCGGAGACCATGTTGCGAATGGTACCCTGTCGGTGGTCCTTGATCACACCACCATGATGAATCGACATCCCACCACGGACAACGGTATTGTCCCGATGCCAGAGAATAACCTGAGCCGCAATGGGCCCATTGACATCTCGGTAGGTCGTGAAGGACAGGTTGTACCCCTTGCTGTCGGCAAACTTCACGAGCTCCCCTCTGGCCGCCTCACGGTCGCTATGATGTAGGAATCCAAATGAGGTGTCGGTGATCCGATAGCAGAACACTGAGACCGGCAGCGGCAGTCGAACGCTTTTTGGGTTGCGCTGGAACTGTTTTTCAATATAAAGAATATGATGCTTTGAAATACGTGAGCGGTTGTCAGCCTTCATAATGTTCTCCTAATTCGGAACTTGAATTCAAGTTGCATCAGAATTCAAACCCTACTGGTTTTCGAACTTGGGACGCTGCCTCAGATCCCAGACTCTTCGATACTCACCTTAACTTCTCTAACACACTTATCAAAATAGCCACCAACCCACCCATTGCTCCAAGGAGCACTAAGAACAAAATTGTGCCTCCAATGAAGCGATCAATCTTCGCTTTAGTTTTGTATTTCATGTCAGAGCTCCTGCGGCCGCATGGCCGCCTTCCAACGTTCCATATGCCGACAGGTCTTCGGTTTCTCCTTGCTGTATTGCCATCCCTGGCAGGTACAGTACACAGAATGATCGGCCGCAAGCCGAATCGAATGCTTGACGGTCGGGTTGCTTTTGGATCGCACCTTGGCAATCACCATCTTCTTGTGGTGTTTGAGTGCCGCTTCAATTCGCGCGGTGAGTTTATCCATGAGTCCTCTGTTTCTCTCGAGCCAATTGCTCTGCTCGAAGGATGACACGCATCTGGGGAGCCGTCAGAGACAGCTGAACCACGACTTCATCCGGTTCTTTGCCAGATAAGGCTGTGGCCGGGGTGTCCCACGTCCTGATGCGGCCATGGCCGTTGACCGTGATATGAATGATGCCGCTTGAATTCATCGTTCCTTCCTTCCGAACAACACCGGTATGTTGTTCAGCGTTTCAATTTCATAATCGATCAACGTGATCTCACCATCTTCCACGTCCTCACCGTTGGCGTCCACCACGATGCCGGAGAAGACCTGATAGGACGGATCTCCTTCCATGTCTTCGTTGGCCGTGCCTTCTGGAATGGTATCCATATTCGTGATGCGTACGAACAGGCCTTCCATCTCCTTGGTCGGATGATTGTCCCGGCCGTTGTAGCCGTCCATGTCCACGCTCTTGATACGCACGAAAATGTCTAACATGTCAACCTTCTCTCTTAACAAATCACTGTGCAGGATTGCACGAGTGGCGATCGGCTATCACAGTTGTTCCTGTGCTGAGGCGAGGGATTGCCGGAATTCGGTCAGATGCCGGCAGGTGTGGCCGTTGTAGCGCCACCCCTTGCAGGTGCAAAAGACCAGGTTATGTCGGTCCAGGCAGATCTTGTAAGGTGGCTTCCCCTTCTCACTGCTGGGCACCATAGCAAGTACGATGTGCACCGGCCGACGAATGCGCACGGTGATTTTTCGAACGACCTTCATCTCCATCTCCTCTCTTACCGCGTCTCTGTTTCTATCCACCGCAGGTAGAGACCGCCGACTTCGTCCAGTGTCAGTGCAACACCACTGTAGTCCCCGCCAGAGGGAATGGCAATCGTCATGACGGTATCGAACGGGAGCACATGTGCCAATGAAGAGTGCCGATTAAGAAGGTCAATCAGTTCTTGCTTTGAAAGCTTACACATGTATTCCTTCTGGATCGTGGTTCGAAGTTTGATATCAGCCATGGTTACACTGCCTCCACCTTGAAATCATCCGGTGTGTAGTTCATATCCACCACATGGGCCAGAGCCATGGTCATGAAGTCGAACCGGAGTGCGTGCTCAGGACTGTCCACCCACGTGTAATATGCACCAACCCACAGTCCAGTTTTCGTATGTTGAACGGCATACTCGGTTTGTTTTTGGGTCTGGGTCACCAGCGTCAGATTCTGAATGAGATTTCGGTTCGCCATCATCATTGCCATCTCCTTAAAGTTACGGTGCTGTGTGTCGCTGAATCTCTAGATCAATGAAATTCTCCCACTCGCGTTTGGTGAACTCCTCGTGAAAGATTTCCATGACTCGGTGCACGATCGTGTCAGCCGAGCTGTCGTCCAGGCCAGCGGACGCTGCTCGCTTGTATGCCATGAGTCTCGCGTTCTGGCGGGTCATGAGCACACCACCACGGTGCCCGACTTCCCGGCCAACGCTCGCTGTCCTGCGTCGGTCGTCAGGTAGTAGGCCCGAGCCAGCTTTTTGGCTTCGGCATACGTGCCGTTGAACCACATCACGTGGTCCAGGTAATTGGTGTCGTTGTAGCGTTCGAGCGGACAGAACGCCCACGAGCCACGACCACGTGGCAGCTTGCCGTGCGCCATCTCATATTCATGCGTCGATAATTCAAATGTCATGATCATGTCTCCAAAATTTATCGTTTCGTTTACGAGCCGTTGCAGCGGAATGCTGCTAGTTGCCACCCATCCGGTCTGCGTACTCGTTCACCGATTTGAGCACGTCTTCCAGATCCACGGTGTAATCGTTGATGACGTCGTAGCCATCGTTGCCGTAGACGAATCGCACCCACGACAGTTCCTTGCTGCCGCCCTTGTGGGCTTCGAGATATTCATCATCCACTTCCATAATCTGTTCGAGAATGGCGACAGATGATGACGTAGGTTGGTCTGGTCGAATAGATTCACCGTCGTTGACCCGGAGTTTGTATCCGGCCGTGAGCAATGCGGTAACAGTCTTACTGACGATGCGTCCTTCCAAACGAATGCGCACACAGGTGGCGCAGCCTTCCGGAAACATGGTCGAATTTTTGTGGGAAGCGCAGCGTAGTCTGGTCATCTCCATCTCCATCATGCTAAGAAACGTTTACAGATACGACACATCAGTGATGCTCCGAATCACATACATGATTCGGTCTTTATCCACTGCGGTCAACCCGGTTGTCGTGGTGCTGAGCACGTGGCAGATTTCTGTCGCTGCTTCGTCCAGCTGGTCCAACGCCTTGTCGATGCGTTGACGTTCCCGGTCTTCCCGTCTGGATTTGCCGTGAGCCATTCGCATTTGATGTGCGGTCATCTTTGCCATCTTCATCTCCTTAAAGAAGGGTGGGCAGTGGGCTGTCCTGCCCGACCCGGTGTACGAATGCGTCCACTTACGCGGCCACCTTGATGCGCTTCACGGCCTTGAGCACACGCAGCCGATTCAGATGCACATGCGTCTGCACTAGTGGATTCTGGCTGGTGACCTTCTTAAGTCCCAGCTTGACGGCTGCGGCCGCGATGTCGGCCACCGAACCCTTGCGCACTTTCTTGACCGCGTCAAGCACGACAGCCTGAATGCCGGCCTGCGCCTCGACGGTCTTGATGAATGCGAACTGCGCACGACCACGGTTGCTCTTGACATTCTTCATTGTGCTACTCTCCTTGTTAATCCCGAACCGGCCTTGGAACCGGACGCCAGCGGAATTGCTGCCGTGGGATTTACAAACGCAGGGGGATGCGTTTGTCCTCATCACAGGTTGATTGCAAATGTTTCCGTCCAGTCTTCTACGTTGCCACCCTTTTCTTTTACCTCTCTTACAAGAGATACGATTTCAATAATACACTCCTCTAGTGTCGAGTGCCCATCGTTGATTTCGTTCTCGATGCCGGCCAGTTCGAAGCACTGCGGACAGATCTTATTACCGGCCGATTGCACACCGGTGTCTCTCGTGCCGCGTCCGCAGACATTACACTTGAACACCGCAGAGCCTCGATAGAACTTTTTAATTGTCACATTGACCTCCTGTTACGATTTCCGAATGGCTTCGAGTTTTTTTAAGGCTTCCTGATGCAACCCAGCGCGACGGAGCCGCATGATTTCGGCATAGCGTTCATTTAACTGCCGAGCGATGAGACGAACCTGTGTGGCTTCCCACTTTTGATTGCGCATTGTTGTTTGGCCTTGGAACCAACCATGGCGGTATGCCATGGGGGATTTACAACGCAGTGCTGTCACCGCTGCGCTGTCCTCATCTCTTGCAATCACCGCCTGACTTCTTTCTGCCCGCACATTGCGTGCTACGCATTCGATTTCGGCCGCGTGATTGATGTTGAAGGCGAGCAGCCATTGGTGGGGTGGTCTCCGGGTCTGGCAGCGACCGCAGTCGCTGGGCTTTCCGGAAGCCGCTCGCTATTTGGTTGTCAAAGTTGCCGCGATCAGCGAGATCCTGAAGGGGATTACGACATTGCCGCTTGGCCACTCGGGCGCTAGGGCGTCTACCCTTCCTACTGTCTCCCTGTCCGACCCTATAAGTATGTCTCGAACGGGGTGTGAATGGCATATTGAAAAGTGGTGAATTTACTGGACTTTCCACTTTATTATTACCAAGTTTCCTAGCAATTTCCGCACTGGTGAATTTGCTCAGGAATTCGACAGCCGAAATCTCCTGGCAGGCAGAGCCGGGTGAGGCCAAAACCCATTTACCCCCCATTTTTGAGAGTCATGAAAATGCCGCTTACGGCTACACGAGTATGAGGCATTTCTTCGGCTTGCGTTTGAGGAATTTTTTGATGGTGTCTTCCGTTCCGCCGGTATGGTCCACTGCTGGCGCAGCAATAAGATAATCGGCATCAATGGCGACAGAAGTATTGCGAACGAAGGTCGCACACCGGCCATAGCGTTTGAAGTTTGGATAATGGACCACAAGTCGGAGTCCATATTTCTTCGCGAGCAATGGCGCCATCTGGTCTGCACATGCATCGCATCCGCCGGACACGACCGTCGTGACGGACTTCCGAATCAGTTTTTGAAAGGCACGACAGACCTTCTTATACGATCCGAAGTTATTTCGTCTCCGGGAGCCGATGACGCCAATGACCTTCATGGTGCACCTAGCAGTTCAAGGAGTTCAACCGGCAACCATCCGCAGGGTTGATGGGGATAGAGTTGAATCATTTCTTTCTCATGTACCCGGCCGGAGGGAATATGCACGCAGTTCCAGACCCGCCTTGAATGCGTATCCACCCGATAAATACGACCCAATGGCACGTGATCCTCCAGTTCCATCAGACCGTCATCGGTTTTTCGCTTGATGAGCCGTGCTTCAACAATCATACCGGTGGTCTCCCTTCCGCGTGCGTCAGGCGTCGCTGGAGTTATTCGAGCATGTCTTCCGCTTCCTGGAGTTTAACTTTCCACATCTGGATCGATTCCAGGCAAGCTTCGTATTCCGTGGCCATGGTGCCGTTTCTTAGCTTGTACTTCTTTTCCGGGACTCGTTGAAAGACCATTCACGGTACCTCCGTTCGTATTCTTCTTTGCTCACTGAGACATCATCGATGTAGCACCGAATGATGCCTGGAACGTATTGCGTGTTGGTGTCAGCACAGAAGCCGTGTTGAATTTCTTGCTTGCAGATGCGGCAGATGTAATGGCCGACATCATGCGGCTCGTCATCGTCCTCGTAGAACTCTTCGCCGGTCTTTTCCCAGACGGTCGTGGGGACCGAGTAGGATTGCATAGCAGAGTAACCTATGGCCGGTTTGCCTTCAGTGAACCATTGATGCACGTGTCCTTCGGCATCGGTGAAGATCCAGGAAGGATCTGGCCGGTGCAGGGATGTGGCTTCAATGAGTGAGCGTTCCATTCGAAAGATTGGCTTCTCCATTATCGGTATCCTTTCTTCGAGAACATACTCTGATCAGCAAAAGCTGGATGAGAGGCACAGATTTCAATGAGCTCAGCTAAGTGATTGAGATCTTTCGCGTTTGCGCGTAGTTGTCGGTTGGCCCGGTCGATGTAAAGCAGTTCTAATGTGTGTCTGAGATCACGTGCTTGTAATAAGGCTTTTCGTAGGTTGTCCATCATCATCTCCTTTAGAGCTTGAACCGAACGGCCGCGTACTTGCCATACAAATGAAAATAGAACGTAACATCGAGCACGTTTTTCGGGTCAAGGGTCTTGAGAAATTCATTCACTTGGTGTTCCAACCGCGCGATCGCCGGTGCTTCGAACAACTTCACCGCCATCGCCATCACCTCCGGTTATAATTTGAATTCAATAGAGACTTCGCCGAGGACATAACGGTTCAGATCCCCAAACGTAGATATATCAATCGCGTGTATAGAGACCCGTTGCGGTAACACACCGGTCTCCTTGTGAAAGGCTTCGATGAAGGGTTTCATTGCGGTGCGGAGATCGTCTTTGAGTTGTGTGGCCTGCTGT